GAGAAAACGCATGATAATTCAAGGTAGTATGAGATACAGTCCAAGCGGGCGCAAGAGAAAGACAAATGCTTGGAAGAAAACGAAAAGACCAGACTTTAAAGCTCAGGCACAAAAGAAGTTCAAACCAAGTACAGAAACGATGCAAGAAATACCTAGTATGAAAACGGGCAAATATTCAGCTCCAGTAGATAACTCGTGGAAAGTAGAAGAAAGTAAAAAATATCCAGTTGCACCTGCATATAACAAAGGTGCTTATCAAGTTATACCAGCATCAGATATCAAACATATAGGGAAATAACATGGAGCTACTCGGATTTAATGAATACCAATGGCTTGTAATAACTGTTTGTATGACTGGTGTCGGCTATACTCTCGGCAAAAGAATGGGCATTTCTAATACGCTCGATTATTTAAGGGCTAAGGGTATGATAGATTATGATGACTGAAAATAGTTCTTGACATCAAGTTCAAAAATTGGTATAATAACGAAGTAAGTGAAAAATTCGCTTACATAACTAACTGCTTACCGAAAGGGAGCAAAGCGTGACCGTAAAGGCACAAAGGAGAAATTAACTATGGTAGCAAATATACATAGAGAAATACTTAAAAACTTTTGGCTAGGACATAATCCAGAATGGTTAGACCAGATGGAGACGAACTACCCAAGATATAATATAGTGGAGGGCAAAAGTGGATTCAAACTCGAAATCGCTGTGCCCGGTTGGAGTAAAAAACAACTATCCGTAATTCAGAGAGATAACGAGTTACGAATAAAGGGTGTTAAAGACAGCGAAGGAGGTGATAATTATCTTCATCGAGGATTAAGCGGGAAGTCGTTCGACAAAACATTTATCCTCAATTCCGACCTTAAAGTAGGAGACATCAAACTATTAGATGGCCTACTCACAGTCAATATCACGAAGGACGCAAGTAAAGAGGTAGAGTTCGAAATTGACTAAGAATAGCGGGGGATTCTCAAATCCCCCTCTTTCCTCCACATAGGAAACCAAATATGAAAACAGGAAGTAAAGGAATAGATTTAATAAAGCATTTTGAAGGGTGCGAGCTAGAGGCATATAAATGTCCAGCTGGCGTGTGGACTATAGGATATGGTCACATCAAAGGCGTAAAAGAAGGTATGACAATTACTGAAGTTCAAGCAGAAGAAATGTTAAAGTCTGAATTAAATGAGTACGAAGGCTACATAAATAACCTAGTCACAGCAGAACTGAATCAAAACCAATTTGATGCAATGGTATCATGGGTGTATAATTTAGGTGGTGGTAACTTGAAAGCAAGTACACTTCTGAAAGTTCTAAACGAAGGAGATTATGCAGGTGTACCAGCTCAAATGATGAGATGGAATAAGGCCGGCGGTAAAGTATTAGAAGGACTTACAAGGCGTAGACAAGCAGAGGCAGACCTTTTTGCAACATGAAAAAGTTCTTCAGTCAACTTAATTACTATCTTGCGAAAGTATATGTGCCGATATGGAAATTCTTAGTCTGGGCTTATACTTGGCTAAAGTATGCACTATTTCCTAGATATAAACTCACAGTAAGTTATAATGCGATATTTGGCGATGCTGATGATAAAGATTACATAGTTAAAAAATTCCACAAGAAACAAGATAAGTACCTAAAGTTCACAACTGATGATGATGAATTAGTAGAAGTTAGAGGAGCAGAGGGACTTAATTATAGGATAGAACAGTTATGAATCAATTATTAGTAGGAATTATATTAGTACTAAGTCTAGGTAGTTATTACCTATACCAACAAAACCAAGTGTTACAAGCAAATAACGCGCAGTTAGAGACTGCCGTAGCAACACAAGAGGAAGCGATTGCAACAATGCAAACTGACTTTGCTCTACAGACAACCCAACTGAACGATTTGCAAAAGAAAAGCCAAGAAGCACAAAAGGAAATGAACAGATACCTTGACATCTTCAAAAGGCATAATTTAACCAAACTAGCGGCTGCAAAGCCTGGGTTGCTAGAACCAAGAATCAACAATGGAACTAAAAATGTATTTGAATCAATCGAAGAAATTAGCAGGACTATTGACTCTCTCGATAATGATGTCGAGTTGCAGTCTAATCCCAACTAAACAAATAGAAGTAACGGCTAAGCCGATGGATAGGATTATCACGCAACCCGTGATGCCTAGAGAAATTGATTTAAAAGAACCACTATGGTATGTAGTGAGTGATAAGAATATTGAAGAGTTTCACGACAGGTTGACAAAGGAGCATGGCCAGATAGTATTCGTGGCTATGTCTATCCCTGATTACGAGTTGATGAGTTATAATATGCAAGAACTCAAGCGTTATATAACTGAACTCAAAGAGGTCGTAGTTTACTATGAAAAAGTAACAGACCCAGAAGCTTTGAAAAATGAAACAAATACCAATTAAAAACATAGAACTATTAAAAAGATTAGATAGTTTTGCAACAACATTATATCAACTACCTCACACATTTAGGTCGTTGCCAAAACCAGACATTACATTTGCCACATTAAAGACCTTGATGGCAGATGCAAATTTTGTAGGTTATCCTAAGACTCATAATTATCAGTCTTATGAAGGAGAAGTAGCTTTTACTCGTAGTGGTAAATACAAGAAAAGACTGCGTACGGAAAAATACTTCTTCTTAAAATATATGCAGTATGGCATGGGAGAACACTACCAACAACACGCTAAGTGGTATTACGATACCCTTACAGTTATGCCACCAAGATGGGGAAACACAGGCTGGCACAACTCAAAAAACAAAGGCAGAAATTACATTAGATTTATTCACAATGCAGGTAGTGGTTATTCAATATCAGTAAAAGAAAAGAATCAAGTAACTGTTAAAGACCAACGAAGAGGTAATATGGGTGCAGGAAACTGGACTTGTGTTGCAGGACATATGGGTGAAGACGGAAAGACTTGGTTTGCAGACCACAACACAGGTAGTAGACCTAGAGCAGTAATTGATGTAAGTATCCCCGAACGCTATTCCAAAGAGTGGGATAGTGCAATTAAATTTATAACCGACTACTGATGAATGAACTACCAGCCCTTTAATGACCTAGCCCAAGAAGCAATTCGATACATGAATCCAGAAACAGACTGGAGATTTATACACGCAGATTGCTACACCTTTTACAACCTCACAACAACCAATAGATATACAAGCAGTCTTCCAGTTTGGGAAGAGAAATATCACGCACCTTGCTTTGCCGAAATTAGAGAATTTGTCAAAGACCCAAACGCAATGATAGACAATTTCACTTTAGTAGTAGCTAATGAACATACTATTTGCCACCCTGTTCGAGGGTACAGCGGAATTTGGACTTTAGAGGGAAATGCTTACGCTGCTATCAATAACAATCAAGACGCAGAAGACTTTCACCGTACTAAGCTAGGAATGTATAGAAGAATGGAATCTCATTCTCCTCATTTAGTGCGTTGGGGAGACATGAATATGTTTGGTTTTGATGTAAGTACAGAAAAAGCTCTGTTCCCAGGCCCGCGTATATTTAATTATTACCCTAGAGGTAAGGCTGTGTTCTTCTATTTTGCAATCAAAGACAAAGAAGGAGGGCCATATGGAACCAATTAGAATATTTGTAGGAACTTCAGAAACAGAAGATAAATGGATAGAAAGAGTATTAGTATATACACTACTAGAAAATACTGACAGAGAGTTAGAAATAACAATGATGAGACCTAGTATGTTTGAAGATTGGAACAAAACTGGGTGGGGTACACCCTTTACTTGTTTTAGATACGCTATACCTCATCTATGTGATTACAAGGGTAAAGCAATCTATATGGACTGCGACCAAATGAACTTTAGGGATATAGGAGAGTTCTACGATACTGACTTAGGTGACTGTGCTTTTGGAATGGTTTGGGACACTTTAAATATGAACCCAAGAGAATTTGCAGGTACAGACAAAGAAAGAGGTTGGTTTAGTGATAGTATGATTTTGATGGACTGTGAAAAAGCAGCTCAATGGATAGACCCAATCGAAGATATAGCAAAATGTGATTGGGGATATAAGAATGTATTTAGTAAAAAGATAGGCAGTCCTCACAGAGAACAAGTAGAAGATGTAATTATCAAGAGAATGGACGCTAGATGGAACTCATTTGATGGCTATGTCACAGACGGTGAGTCGCCAGATAGGGAGACTCAACAACAGTATCATATTGATGATATATACCATTTACATTTCACATCATTGAGTTCACAAATTTGGCACCCTAAATACTCACCTCATGGTAAATCATCTTATAGAAGAAAAGATATTGCCCATATACTTTGGAAATATGTATACAAAATTAGACAGCTCCAAGATTACTTATGATACATGAGTGTGACAGGCTTCCCGAAGAATTACTAGATATATGTAAAAATACATTCAATACACATTTAGGTATTGAAGGACACACAGGGAAGGGACTAGACCACGATTTTAGAAAAACTGAGTGTAGATATATACAAAGAGCAAAACGAGTAGGAGCTCCACACCCAAAAGGCATACAACTAATGGAAGAGTGGATAAACGAACAAGGGTATGATTATACTCCAGAAATATTGCAAATAGCCCGATATCACGAAGGGCATTTTTATAAGTGGCACACTGATGGAGATGGTAGAGGATATAGAAAGTTATCTATGTCATGTCTACTTAACGACCCTAGCGAATTTGATGGTGGTGAAATGGAATTTAAAATGCCAAACAGAATTCACCCAGGCGGCTTAATTATGGAAGGACAAAAGACAGTAATGAAAATGAAAGAAGGCTGTCCTATTATATTTTTACCTAATTTAGAACACCAAGTATTGCCAGTACTGAGAGGACAAAGAGATAGTTTAGTAGTCTGGTTTTTAGAGAAATGAAGTATTTAAAAGATTATTTCACAGAAGAAGAGTGTAAGTGCATAATTGATTCTTGTAATAATAAACCACGACATCAGGACAGG